ATATTTGTAATAAAGCCATTTATGACGATGACTGTATTATTTCATCTATTTCTGCTAAAAAATTATATGATAGTAATCCAAGGACAGAAATTAACATAAAAGAGTTGCTATGAGTAAAGTCAATAACATTAGCATGAAAAGAAATCCAAAGACAAAGATAGTAGCGCCTAAAAAGGCCGAAGAACACTGGGATTTACTCTACTTTAATTATATCAAACAACAAGAATGTGTTATCAGCGAATCTTGGATAGAAGAGTTTTGCAAAAGATATGTAGATTGGGCTCTTAATGATCCTAAGGCAACTAATTATAAGTCTTTCTACATATATGAGGGAATTTGCCGAGGAACACTCGATCGCTGGAAAGAAACCTTTCCCCTTTTGAAGAAAACAGTTAATCACGTAAAAGAGATTATCGGAACTCGCAGAGAACAACGTGCACTAACAAATCAATATAACGCCTCCGTTGTAATGCAATTACATCCAACATATGATGTGGATTTAAAAGAACTTATTGAATGGCGATCTGAATTAAGGCAAAAGGAAGATAAAGATAAGGGAAATGTAACTGTTATTATGGAGAAGTTCGCAGAATCTGAGTCAGTTCCACTCAAGAAATCACCCGAAGAAGTAGCAGAATCAGTGCGTAAACAGACACAATCTGCACAACCAATCGGTAAAGTAAGAATATAGGAGTATGAAATGTCTAAGAAATATACAAAAAAAGAACTAGAAAATAAGATTATACATGTAATGATGATATCGTTACATCATGTTCAAGATCATGCACGTCAGCTTAAAGAATTTGAGTTAACTGACGAAGATTGGCAAGCGGAAGATCCGTCAGATAAAGTAAAAAAAGGACGAGAATTACTCTATCGTATGAATCTCCTTAATTATATTATGCATCCTCTTTTTGGAGTTGCTCGTCAATTAAGCTTTAATGCCGATCTTATTGATACCTGCGAGAAAAATTATAATCAGTGCGTTCAAGATAAAGTATTCCCGCCAAAATGTGATTGCCCTGGTTGCAATGAACGTTGAAACTATTGTAAAATTGAATAAATTCGTCCCCAGAAAATATCAGCTTCCTATCATAGATGCTATTGAAAACAAGGGGTATAAACGCGTTCTAGCCATACTTCCGAGAAGGGCAGGCAAAGATATTACCGCATTTAATTTGGCGATTAGACAGTGTTTAAAGAAGGTCTGTGTTGTTTATTATATCTTCCCTACATATTCGCAGGCCAAGAAAGTAATCTGGGATTCAATAACTAACTCAGGGCAGCGTATTTTAGATTTTATTCCTGATGAAGTCATTGAAAGTAAGAACTCTCAGGAAATGAAGATTCGTTTTATTAATGGTTCTCTTTTGCAGTTAGTTGGCTCAGATAATTACGATATGCTTATGGGAACAAATCCATATGGATGTATTTTTTCAGAATATGCTCTCCAAGATCCTCGCGCTTACCAATATATTCGTCCTATATTATTAGCTAACGACGGCTGGGCATTGTTTATCAGCACCCCTCGTGGTAAAAACCACTTATGGCAATTGTATCAGGTCGCTAAAGAGTCTCCTGACTGGTTTGCGTATAAATTAACAATTGATGATACTGGCCATATTCCTCTTGAAGAAATTGAAAGGGAACGGCGTGAAGGACTTATCTCAGATGATCTTATTATGCAAGAGTACTATACCTCATTTGAAATGGGCGTTGAAGGATCTTACTATGCTAAGTATCTTGATCGCATGCGTTTGGATGGTAGAATCAGTCAAGTTCCTTGGGAGAATGGTTTTAAAGTTCATACTGCTTGGGATTTGGGCGTACGAGACTCAACATCAATCATTTTTTTCCAGGTTATTGGACAGACTGTTCGTCTAATTGATTGCTATCAAAATAGTAAAGAGGGACTAGAGCATTATGTTAAAGTCCTAGAATCAAAACCTTATTCATATGGTAAGCACATCGCTCCTCATGATATTAAGGTAAAAGAATGGGGTACTGGCATAACGAGGCTAGAGAAAGCGCGTCAACTTGGTGTTAACTTCGTGACATCTAATGATCTCTCAATTGTAGATGGCATAGAAGCCGTTAGAACAACGTTAAGTAAAATATGGATAGACGATACCAAGTGTAAAGAACTTATCAATGCGCTTGAAAATTATCGCCAGGAATTCGATGTTAAACGTAAGGTATATAAGAATCATCCTTTACACGATTTCTCGAGCCATTTCGCTGACAGCATGAGATATTTGTGCGTCTCATTGCCTAAGACGAGAGATGGCGTTTCGCCACAAGAATTGGATCGTCGTTATAATGAAGCGACATATGGTGTACAGTCAAATATGCCAAGTATTTTTAGGGATGATATTCCAGGATTTTAAGGATATAAAATGAAATTAATAATGTTATTATTTTTTTTAATTTGTCTGCTATTGCGCAAGATGCAAGGGTAATGGCTAATTATAGTGAATGTGACTTAGAAATAGTAGAAGCGCCGCTCCTTTTAAAGAAATTGAAAGGGAATAACGTGAATAACTTATTGCATATGGCTATATCTTATAAGAACGCCATAATTCATTTGAAATGGGTGTTGAAGGATCTTATTATGCTAAGTACCTTGATCGCATACGCTTGGATGGTAGACTTTGTTAAGTTCCTTGGGGAAATGTTTTTAAGGTTTATACTGCTTGTAATAAGGAGTTAAAATGAAAAGATTATTTTTGTTGTTATTTTGTGTGATTAGCTTAGTTGCATCAAAACATGAATTTATGCATTTTATGGGTAATTATAGTAATTGTGATAAGTGGATGCTTGAAGATTCGACATTCCTTTATCAGTTTATGATTATATCGGCAGAAGCTGGCGGTATTGCAAATCCACACAAATATATTCAAGTCAACCAAATAGACGACTCCCATACGATGATTACCGCTATATTTAGTAGCGGATCATTAACGGTTCATACATTTAAAGATGAAAGAATGTGTTTTGTTGATCTTTTTACAACTCATAATAAATGTAATTACACGCAATTTTCAAAGAATATTAAATGGTTTTTGAATCCCAAGCGCCATTATGAAGTTGTTTTTGACAGAGCAGGACTCGGACTAAATTGTTTTTCAATTGTTGGTTAAATGTACCGTTTCAACCTATTATTGCTGGTCTTTTTTTCATATAGTCTTGAGCGAGATATCGAAAGTCAGCAACTTATTACAACTGGAACAAAAAGTTATTCGTTCTCTGAACTACGTGAGAATATCGTTGATGTTTCTATAGCATCTCTTTATGTAATAAGCGGATTACCATGCATGTCTGAGCGTGTGCAAGCAGCAACAGACTTATCTGCTAGCTCCTTGTGGTTGCTTGATAGCCTTATCCTTCTAGGATTTTCAGTACGTAAATATTACAAATATCGAAAGAATAGATCATAAATACTTGCTATCTCTTCAGCCCAATTTTATGATAGATTCAAAGGCATCTATTACCGGTAAAAAAGGATGTAAAAATGTTGTTTCCTGAACTTGGACCATCATATTATGACGAGAAGGATAAATCGATCCTTTCTCGTATGGAAGCATTTTATGCTGAAACTATAACAATAAATCAATCTTTTTGGGGAGAAGCTGATACTGATACTCGCTTTGAAGCTGGCGATCAAACACTTTGGAATGAGATCTATGGCAATCTTCCTGCAAATCGTCGTAAGCAATTTAATTTTAATCGTATACGACGCGTTATTAACATGGTATCTGGACAACAACGACGTAATCGTAAATCAATAATCGCTGTTCCAGTAGAAAATGCTGATGATATTACTGCTGATCAATTTACTAAAATTATTATGTGGGCGTGCCAGCAAGAGGGAATTTTAGAGACTATCTCAGACTCATTTCAAGGAGCATTAGTTACCGGTATGAATCTCCTTCAAGTCTGGGTTGATTATAGATCTGATCCCGTATCAGGAAACATTAAAGTTGATAATTGCTCATATAACTCCTTTTTGATAGATCCCTATTTCCGTAAAGCTGATCTTTCTGATTGTAACGCTTTGTGGAAACGATCATTCTTAACTAAACGTGAATGCATGTCTCTTATGCCAGATAAGTCTGAAGAGATTGCTGAATTACGTGGCAATGCGCAAAGCAATGGCCGAGATGGCAAGTTTCAGTTTATGCCTGAGTCTTATGATTATGGATATAAGAATCTTTTAACCTACGACGAATTCTATTATAAAGATTATCGAACGCAAAAAATGCTGATTGATAGTCAGACTGGTGAAACATTAGAGTGGCGTTCACAAGATGAAGAATCACTTAAGACATTTCTTCACTATTATCCACGAGTAACGATACTTTCTCAAGAAGTTCCTACGGTTAAATTGGCAATCGTAGTACAAGGAAAAGTGATGTATGATGGCCCTAATCCGATGGGTATTGATCAGTATCCTTTTGTTCCTGTTTTGGGTTACTTTAATCCTCAGATGCCTTACTTCCCATACCGAATTCAAGGGATGGTGCGTGGTTTGCGCGATGCGCAGTACCTATATAACCGTCGTCGTATTATTGAACTCGATATTCTTGAGAGTCAAATTAACACTGGTTGGATATATAAAGAGAATGCGCTTGTTAATCCAAAAGATGTCTTCTTATCTGGACAAGGAAGAGGATTAGCTCTTAAAGATGAAGCGAATATGACTGATGTCCAACAAATTCAGCCACCACAAGTTCCACCATCAATGATTCAGCTTTCTGAACTTCTTGCACGAGAAGTAATGGAAATATCTGGTGTTAATGAAGAGTTGCTTGGATCTGCTGTTGATGATAAAGCGGGAGTCTTGTCTATGCTTCGTCAAGGAGCTGGACTTACAACGTTACAAACGCTCTTCGATCAGTTAGATCGATCACAAAAACTTCTTGGTAAATTGTTAATCGATGTTATTCAATCTAACTTTACACCAGGAAAAGTTAAACGAATTATTGAAGCTGAACCAACCCAACAGTTCTATAATAAAGCTTTTGGTAAATATGATGCGGCAATTGAAGATGGCTTAAATACCACTACACAGCGCCAAATGCAATTTGCACAGATGTTACAATTGAGAGAAGCAGGCGTTCCAATTTCTAATGAAGATCTTCTTGAAGCTTCAACGATTCAGAATAAAAATAAGATTATTGAAAATACTATTAAACGCGAACAACAAGCAGCTCAAATGCAACAACAACAAGCACAAATTACTATGCAAGAACTGCAAGCACGAACGAATCTAGCCAATTCGAGAGCGGAAGCCGATCGTGGGTTGGGATTAGAAAGAATGTCGCGTATAAATGAAAATCAAGCACTTGCAGTTGAAAGAAAAGCAGAAGCTGAGAAAGATAGAGAAATTGCTTTACTTAATTTTGTAAAGGCATTAAAAGAAATAGAAGATGTAGATCTTATGCAACTAGAGAAGTTATTAAAACTCTCTCAAATGATGAAACCTGAGGAGAAGAGTCCTCAAGAATCTATGTCTGAACCTAATATTCCTGCGCAGAATATGTCTGCCTTAGAGGATAGTAGAGGGTAAGTTGTTTAACCTTGCAGCTCATATTGAGGTCTGCAATTCTATCGAAAGGCCAATAATGGCAAAGAAACGTTTTTATGCATCAGAAGACTACGCGGGTGTTGATTCACGTCGTCGTATGGAAAATCGTGATTTTAACATGATCTCTGAAGATCATTCATCTATTGCTAATCTTCCACAACAAGTAATATATAAAGAGTATCCAAAAACTGAATACTTCTCATATGATCTTAATGATAACATTAATGGAATAGATAATCAGATGAATGATGATGTACGTGGCTCAAAGAAAAAATCTGGTAAATATCCTGAAAAATATTAAGGAATAGTATGCCTGCATGTCCACGACCAAGCAGTAAGGCAAAAAAGATAGCGTACTCTATTTTAGGAACACCTATTAACATGGGTAATAAAAAGAAGTCGCGCTATAATAAACAATTAATATTTGAAGAAACATCGCGAGTAAGATGAAATAAGAGGGGGTGACAAAAGAATTGTGTAAATGGCTTTCTTTTGTCACCTCTTTTTTTGAGGGTACGTTATGAAAAAACTAAAGAAAAAGATTGTAAAACATTTACGCGGCGATATTAAAGGCTTCAAAAAAGAAGCACGAGATGATATCAATCTTATTGAAGCCGATTCAGCTGGCAAAAAAAGAGTAACCCCTAAAAAAGTTAAAGAACATCTTAAAGAAGATATTAAATACTATAAAAAAGAAGCTGGCAAAGATAAAAAGTTATTAAAAAGTATAAGAAAAAAGAAGAAAAAATAATAAAAATGTGCGATTTTCGTTTTCGTACTCCTTTTGGAGCCCCTCAGTAATGGTTTTCAATATTTCACTGGGGGGTTTCTCTATTTCTTAGTGTCTATACAGAACAAGAAATAAGAAATATCTTATAAATGAACTAATTTGGGAGGAATATGAAAGAAACAATCGGTAAATTATCGAGTGATTTGTTGCAAAAGGATCCATATAGTACTGATCCTATTGAATTACAACGAGTAATGCACAAAGATTATGAAAAAAATCTTTATGAAGCGATAGAAAACGGAAAAAAAAGCTATCCAAGAGACTTCTTTGTAGTAGTAATTACTAAAAAAGAAAAACTTATGCCTAATGTTTTACGTAACTACTTTTTTACGCGTGAAACATGCCCAACACCAGAATATGATCAGACAGTTTATCATTATCATCGTGAAGGTGATGTCATAGAATTCTTGTGGGTTCTTCCATCTAAAGATACCTGTGTTCTCTTTAAGAATAATGTGCTCCAGATTGCGCCCGAAGAAAAATGGTTGCTCGAGTTCATTCTTAAAGATAGCGCTGGCGAATTACTCGAACTTTCAAAAAAATTAAACGGTGAATTAAAAGATTCAATCTTACTAGAAAAAGGAGTTTGATATGAACGGATTGCCACATGCAAGCCAACAACAAATAGATGCTATGAATAAAGCAGCAGCGGAAAAGTTCGGCGTTATAGATGAACCAGCTCAAGAAGTTGAACAACAAGTTGAAGTTGAAGAAGCTCAAGAAGTTGAAGAGACTGAACAACAAGTTCAAGAATCTGCTCCTGAAGAACTAAAAAAATCTGCGTATTCTAAAGAAGAAAATATTATCATATTACGTGAACGTTCCGAAAAAGCTGAACGTGAACGTGATGAATTAATGCGCTATGTTCAAGAACTTCAATCGAAACCTCAAACACAACAGACAGCTCAACAGATTGAAGAAGTTAAAGATGACCTTGAAGATTTGCAATTTAATCCTGATGATCTTGCAGAAGGAAAGCATTTATTAAAACTTGTAAATAAAATAAAGAAACTTGAACAAAAACTTGATCAATCTGAAAAATCTGCAAAAGTTACAACGAGTGAATTAAAGCTCAAGAGAGATTTTCCTGATTTTGAGAAGGTTGCAAGTTATGAAAATCTTAAGCGCTTACGCGATATTGACCCTGATCTTGCTGATGCTATTCTGGCTACGCCAGATGTGTATAAGCAACATGCTTTAGCCTATAAGATGGTTAAGCAGATGGGTATTTATGTTGAAGATAAATATAATGAAGATCGCGACAAAGCTCTTAAAAATGCTGTAAAGCCTCGTCCATTAACTTCTATATCACCACAACAAGGTGATTCCCCATTAACAAAGGCAAACGCATTTGCGAATGGATTAACTGACGAATTAAAGAAGCAATTGCATCGTGAAATGATCGAATCAATGAAGAATAGCTAAGAAACCGTTCTGAAAAGAAGTTTAGTTCATAGAACGAGCCGGTAGCACCCTTCCTCCCACCTGCCGGCTTTTATTTGCGATTCTTTTTTAGATATGTAATATACTTAAATTAAGCGTATCGAAGTGTCGCTTACTTCACTTTTTCTTATCGGCGTATTGAGACTCGCCACCTCACTCGGCGTACGAGACTCGCCACCTCACGACGTATAAAGAACTCGTCATTCTTAAGGGTAATTTTTTAATTAAACTTAAGGAAAATCATGTCAATTACGACTACATCGATTCTTCCAGCACCGGTTCAACAGAGCTTTTCCTATAAATTACTTTCTGTGCCAGTGCCAAATATGATTCATAAAATACCTGCTATGAAGAAGACTATGCCACGTAATGGTGGTACAACTCTTCGTATGCGTAGGTATAATCCTTTGGCTACCGCAATGGTACCATTGGGAAATACAGGCATAACGCCTCCTGCTCAAACATTATCTGCAGTCGACATAGATGCAAAGGTATCGTTCTATGGAACGTATTTAATTTTGAACGAGCAGGTAACGCTACAATCACAAGACCCAGTCCTCAATGAGGCTGCCGCTCGTTTGGGCGTATCCCTTAACATACTGGGGGATATAAAACCGAACCTAAATACCTTGGAATACCTAACGGCACAAGCCTAAGGCAACCAGAGGGAACTTGATTAATGAGAACCTTTGAGATTAAACTCATGAACTTCAGATATAATTCTTTCACGAATTTCGCGTCTTTTTTCAAACAAAGCGCGAAAAAGTTCAGAATGGCGATCGCCGCCATTTGGAAGGATTGTTTTTTGGAATTCAATAAGTTTATCGCAAACCTCTTGTTTAGTGATAAGATAAGGTCTTATTTTTGGAAGAATATCATAAAGCGCTGCTGCAGAAATCGACCAAATTGCCGATGCTTTTTTATTTGTTTTAGCCGGAATAAAACAAACGTTTCCGCCGAATCTTTCTATAAGCCATTCCAATATTGGAAAACGTGTGTTTCCAACTTCTATAGAAATAGTATAAACCTCATTAGGCTTATTGATTGGCTTCCAGCGTTTTATTCTAAAGCATCCTTCAGAATCCATAAGGCCAGCAAAATAAGGATAATCAAGACGTTCATTAATCGTGATCGTTTTAGCTCTTTCTTTGAGAGAAGCAATTTTCTCTTCAGTAACAAGATTATTCATATGTTTTTCCTTTCTAATTTCATCAATAAGATTATTTCTTTTTTCTATAACAAAAGTATCAACGGTTCTAAAGTTGTTGCTATAAATATAATCAAAGAAGTTAATATATATTTGGCATTGAAGTTTTTTATCAACCAAATATGGATATATTTTTCTAGCGCATTTAATGGATTTTTTAGTTTTAATTGTCCAACAATACGCAGATTTATGTTTAATTTTTTCGGGTTTTTTTCTAATAAATCCGCCAAAAAATTTGCAGAATATATCCAAGACGGGTTTTTTAACAGAAACCGATTGAATAGAGTATTCATATACTTTAAGAAAATTTGGTTTTTGGAGAGT